TGCTTCACTGGTAGAATGGCAACGGCATTTTGCACCCGAAGAAATTTTGGTAGTCAAGAATCAAAAACATAGTGATGTGCAGGTACTTCCGGAGCATAAATTAATATACAGTTCACAGATAATACGAAGCCTGGAACACATTCCTCTACTGGTTAGTCAGATAGGAATGATTGTGGGTTCAAGCAAACAGACCATGGTCACCGCGGCCGAGAAAATCTTCTATACTCAAATGAAATTAGGTTAGATGATATTTGCTTTTGTACTATCGTGTGTGTTAATATAACCACATGTTTGCAACACTAAAGATAAAAGACGAAGTTAACGTAAAAATTGAAGGCCTTGATTTATCAGACCGAACAGCTCTGGTAAAGAAATACAAGTACGAAATTCCTGGCGCTAGGTATCAGCCTAGCGTTCGTCTTGGCCGATGGGATGGCAAGGTAGCCTACTTCCAGCTTGGGGGTACTACCTATATTAACCTGTTGCCGGATATCATTGAATATTTGGTTAGCCAAGGCTATCAAATAGAACTAGAAGACACTCGTGAATACAAACGAGATTTCAGCTTCAGTCAAGTCAATGCACACAGTTACAGCCACATCATGTGGCCCAAGGGTCATCCTAAAGAAGGTGAGCCTATGGAACTGCGAGACTATCAACCTGACATCATAAACAGGTTCTTTGATAACCCACAATGTGTACAAGAGATTGCCACTGGCGCAGGTAAAACAGTTATAACAGCCGCACTATCAGATGCAGTATCGCAGTATGGTAGGAGCATTGTAATCGTTCCTAACAAGAGTCTAGTAACACAAACCTACAAGGACTACAAGAACATGGGCCTGGATGTTGGTGTGTACTTTGGTGACGACAAAGAATACAACCGCCAGCATACCATCTGTACCTGGCAGAGCCTTAACATACTACTAAAAAATACTCAAGCTGGAACAGCCGAAGTGACCATTGGTGAGTTTATTGAAGGCGTTGTGGCTATTATCGTAGACGAAGTACACATGGCCAAAGCAGATGCACTCAAGACCCTGCTCACAGGAGTATTTGCTAAAATACCTCTGCGCTGGGGACTTACAGGAACCATTCCAAAGGATCCTTATGAGTTCATGGCCATCAGGTGTAGCCTAGGCGACACAGTAGGACAACTGAGCGCCAGCGAACTACAGGCCGCAGGGCACTTGGCCAACTGCCACGTTAACGTTATACAGCTACTGGACCATGTGGAGTACAGCAACTACCAGAGTGAACTCAAGTATCTATTAGAAACCAGTGGCCGGCTAGACTATATAAGTACTCTAGTAGAGCGCATTCGAGAGACTGGCAATACCTTGATCTTGGTTGACAGGGTAGCGGCTGGTAAAGCTCTTCAAGAGAGGATTAAGGATGCTGTATTTGTATCAGGGTCCACCAAGGCTACCGCGAGACAAGATGAATACGATGACGTTGCTATCGCTGATGGCAAGGTTATTATTGCTACTTACGGTGTTGCCGCTGTGGGCATTAATATTCCTCGCATCTTCAATATGGTTTTGTTTGAGCCCGGCAAGAGCTTTGTTCGTGTTATACAGTCAATTGGTCGTGGTATACGCAAAGCAGAAGACAAGGACTTTGTTCAAATCTGGGACCTAACTAGCACCTGCAAATTCGCCAAGAGACATCTAACCAAACGCAAACAGTTTTATAAGGAGGCTAACTACCCCTTCACAATAGAAAAGGCAGAATGGCAATAATGAGAATTTTAACCCTAGACAATGTAGCGTTCGAAATGAACGACATACCAGAAGAAGTAGATGACCTACGATTCTGTGTATTTGACAACAGCGACCCCAAGGACCCAGACTACTTTTTTATACCACTTATCTTTTTAGAGAGCTTTAATAGTCCTGCACTGGTACTCAAGGTAGGAGAGAACACTATAAAGATGCCAGTGGATTGGCAAGTGTTGATTGGAGAACACGACCTAGGAGATCTAGAAGTTGTTCCGCTTACCAGCATAAACGATCGTGGGTTTAACGTGTTTTGCTTTAATCCTCTTAGCAGTTTCAAGCCTGAGTTTCACGGCATCGAAATTATCGATATATACCAGGATGTTAAATGGTATTTTCCTAAACTCAAGCCAGGGCAGATGCTGGCAATTCCTTTGACCATTGGTAGCAAGCCCATGTGTGCATATTTTATCAAAGACGTATCTCGACAAAGCGAGGTAGTAGACTACGGAAAGGCATGGTAATGAAATTTAATCAATTTGATGTAGGCGGAGAAGTTGTTAAGAGCAACGACGTCTACGAACTTAAAGACAACAAAACACTAAACAATCTGGTACTGAGTTCCACCAGGCTCTATCGAGAACAGAGCACTCGTGGACATCGCCATGCTGGCCAAGAAGAAGTTTACTTCTTTGTACAAGGGTCGGGCCGGATGATCGTGGGCGAAGAAGATTCGGAATCATTTGCAGTCAATCCAGGTGACGTTGTACTGATTCCAGATGGTGCTTTCCATCGTGTGATCAACGATGGAGAAATGCACATGGTATTCAACTGTGTGTTTGATGGCAAGAGGAATCACTGATGGGAACTCTCAAGCCAGGCGCCACCTACATCTATGAAAACGCAGATGGTATAACATACCAGCGTGAGTTTGGTGCAGACCCTAGCACCCGAAAAGAAATAGGATACACCTACGACTCACGTACAGACGATGGACGTCCACTGCGCGACCATATTCAAGATGACAAGATGTGGGGAGAGATACGCCGCATGGCACGGACAAATCCTACATTGCAAGATGCGATAGAACGTGTTATAGTTATATACACCCTGAGTAAAGAGTAATGGCAACCAAACCCAAAGCACCTGTTGATTACAATTCTAAGCTATACATTGGCAATGAATTGGCCGCACTGGACCGCAAGGACCGCGGCTATTACGACAGCATGACCACGGAAGAACAAAAGAAGTTTAGTCCGTTCCTCATGATACGCTGGGGTAGTAGTGTGGAAGCAGGTTCGCCGGATGAGAGATTGGTGCAAGCATACTATGTGCAGTCGACAAATGAATACCTGAACAGGTATTTCTTTTCATTGAGCAAGCATCCAAAGTTGCAGTGGCTACTGGCAACAACGATTAGCCCGAACAAAAAGACCAGACGCCATACCTGGATAGCAAACAAAAAACGTGAAGGCTCAGACAATAAGTTGAACAAGTTTTTGCGTGAAATTTATCCTCATTTGAAGGAAGACGAAATTGAGTTACTCCGAAGCATCAATGATAAAAGAGATCTTAAACAGTTGGCAAGGGACCACGGCTGGGATGACACAAGAATCAAAGAGTACTTTTAAATGCCGGTACTGCGAAAAAGAATTCCGCAAGGAAACAACTCTTGTGGCACATCTCTGCGAACAAAAGCGCCGCTGGCAACAGGAAAAAGAAACAGGAGTGCAATGGGGACTACAAAGCTATTTGCAGTTCTATGAAACAACACAAGGAAGCGCCAAGCTAAAAAGTTATGAAGATTTTCTCACTAGTCCTTATTATAATTCTTTCGTTCGCTACGGCAGATATTGTGTATCTGTACGGGCTATCAATCGCCGCAGTTATTGTGAGTGGCTCTTAAAGAACAACAAGAAACTGGATCAATGGTGCAAGGATTCCTACTACGAAGAATGGATGTTAGAATATCTGCGCCGGGAGAGTGTGCAGGATGCACTGGAACGTGCTCTTAAGGAGATGACAGAATATGCAGAAGCTCATCCAGAACTCAAGAACGGTTATGTCGATTATTTTCGGTACGGTAACATCAATCGTGTTGTGCATCATATATCATCAGGACGCATTAGCCCTTGGGTTGTTTATAATTGTGCTACAGGAATTGAGTTTCTTGACAAACTCCAGGAAGACCAGATTGGAATAGTCATGCCCTATATTGATCCAGACCACTGGCACCGTAAATTAAAAGACTACATGGCCGATGCCGAGTGGTGCAAGATGATCCTCAAGGAAGCAGGCTTATGAAATTTAAATCAGACATTGATATCGACTTTGGAGATCGTACTCAGATACTCAAAGCAATCAAGCACACACCTGCAAGCATACAGCGTGATGGCGCATTGATACAGCACAACACAGGAGTGTATGTTACGCCAATTCCGGTAGATCCAGAAAAAGGCGTAGCCAGCATTGATCATGAGATCGCAGATGATCGTGGTTACATTAAATTGGACCTGTTGAATGTTAACCTGTATCAGAGTGTACGTGATGAAGCACACCTAACTGCACTGATGCAAACAGAGCCTGTGTGGGATCTATTCAATACAGAACAGGCCTTCTTTGAAGAGCTAATACACGTTAAAGGTCACTGGAATCTACTCAAGCGTATGCCAGAGCCAGTGGATAGTATTCCTAGGCTAGCGATGTTTTTAAGTGTTATACGTCCTGCAAAAAGACATCTAGCAGGAAAGACCTGGGCAGAAGTTGCTACGGAAGTTTGGAAAAAGCCAGAAGACAATTCCTACTACTTTAAGAAAAGTCACGCGATTGCGTATGCAAATCTAGTGGTGGTGAATATGAACTTGTTAGCCGAGCTTGCGAACAAGAGTAATTGATCGTCTTTTACTTTTCTTAGCCGCGATTTCTTTCAGACTTACAAGTGGGCCAAATTTGATTTCTACATCTCTACTGTTCAAAGTTTTTAAACTGTATCTAAAAGGTGACCAGTCTGTGCGCAAAAATACATTTATAGGAATCAACCTATTGGATTCCCACCACCAGTTTTCCCCAAGTGTTAGGAATAGTTTTTTTTCCTCTTCTGTTTTGAGTACGGCAAAATCGTAAACACTGGTAATCACATCGTCAACATTTTGGATGATACCAATGTATTCGTTGCCGCCGTAGCCAATGTAGCTAATGAAGGGATAGT